CCCAAAAGATAATCCCTTTTCTGATATTCGATATACAGACATAACTGGTCATATACTGACTGTCTGTTACCCTTGAACCCTAGTCTTTTCTTAACCATTGAATAGGCAGATGGACTGCGGGATCGTTTCATACCCAGCAGTTCACACTTCAGCATTCCCTTCAGTATGGCAAGTCCGATCATGGGATTGTGTGTATCTAAGATAATGTTCATGTTTGCTCCTATCTGATCGCATTAAGTGAGTAATAAACATACCATTTGCGGTAATCTGTTTGCTGTCCTCTGGATAATTCATCTATGATTATCAGCCCGATCCCCGGCCATAGGTTTTCTCTGGCCCATTTCTCAGCAGTCCGTTTACTTAAAAAGTAAGAATATCCCATCTGTAAATCCTCGTTAATAATGGACACTTGAGTATAGCGGGATTTGGATATTCTGCAAGCACACACGCACGGCAGTTCAAACCACTCGGCTTGGTTTAGGTAAGCAGGGATCGCCAGCCCATGACGCGATATAGGTCGCGCTCATTACGCGAAAAACCGGCCTAAAACCGGTATAGTTCGCATTCCATAGATTATGTCTTATATTAAAATATACTAATATAGTAATTCCAGTATTTAACTAAATGCTAATGGGGGCACCCCCTCGGCCTTCTACACTGGTATCATATATCCACCCAACTCACCGGAGGGTAATTTTAAGTAATATTAGAAAACGCTAATGTACATAGAAATTGTAGAGAGATTAAAGAATCAGTTGATAGATAGGGGTGTATCGCCTAACAACGCAGGATACATGGCTATTAACTTGTTGAAAAAGCAGGGAATTCTGGATGAGAATGGATTGACGACTTATGGTAAGATTAGAGATTCAATGTCGCCAGAACAAAGGGTTGTAGACAGGGCTGTGAAGGGCGCTAGAACCCACTCAGACTACGTTTATAACCCAGAGACTAACCGGGCTACTAGAAAGCCTTAACGTGCAATAGAGGGCAATACATGAGGACTGAGAAACAGGTGGCATTCGTAGAGGCATTTTGTTTAACAGGGAATGCGACTAAGGCCGCTGAGATGGCCGGATATGGGTCTGCTAAACAGCGTGGACATGAGTTAAAGAATAAGTTTGCCAAGGAGATCGAGGAAAGAACCCGCAAGATGATACAGGATTGTGTTCCGGGGGCTTTGTCTCAATTACAGAATCTTTCTGAGAATGCGGATAGTGAGTCTGTTCGTTTAGGTGCGGTTAAGGATATTCTGGATAGGGCTGGGTATAAGCCAGCAGAGAAGGTTGAACAGAAGATATCTCATCTTGAAACAGCGTCTACAGACGAACTGAAGAGAGAATTAGAGGGTTTGATCGGGACTTCTGAAGTTGAGGAAATCCCGGAACTGATGAACTGATGCCAGTAAAAAAAGTAAAGGGCGGTTATAAATGGGGAAAATCCGGGAAACGCTATGCAACTAGAGCGGGCGCAGAAAGGCAAGCAAGGGCAGTTTATGCAAGCGGCTACGGCGGAAGAGCTAAAAAAGGCAATAAACGTAGCTCGTGAGATCAAGCAGAGAGAACGCTATAACAGAATAGATTTTTATGATCCTTACCCCTACCAGTTAGCTTTCCACGAAACAGGTAATTATGCGAACCAGCGGCTCCTCATGGCCGCTAACAGAATAGGTAAGAGTTATTGTGGTTCTTCAGAGCTTTCTTATCACTTAACAGGATTATATCCTCAGTGGTGGAAGGGTAAGAGATTCCATCAACCCATTGTTGCATGGGCTGGGGGAGTCTCCAACGAAACAACAAGAGATATTGTTCAGTTTGAACTATTGGGTTCTCCAGATGACCCGGATGCGTTTGGTTCCGGCACAGTGCCGAAAAACTATATAATAAAGACTGAACGAAAACCCGGAGTCCCTAACGCCAAATCGGTCGCCCTAATCAGGCACGTTAGCGGTGGGAACTCGTCTTTATTCTTCAAGGCCTATGAAATGGGTCAGGAGAAATGGCAGGGAAGGTCTGTAGACTGTATCTGGTTGGACGAGGAGCCTCCTAGAGATATATATAGCCAAGCTGTTACCAGAACCCTAGATAGACGGGGCATGGTCTACATGACCTTTACACCAGAACAGGGCATGACAGAAACGGTTGCATCCTTCATGAATAACCTACGTCCCGGACAGAGCCTTAATAACGCTACTTGGGATGACGCCTCTGAGCGTATCATAAGCATGAAGGGCAAGCGGGGCCATTTAAATGAAGCTGTGATGGAGCAGATCATCTCCTCTTATGCACCCCATGAGAGGGAGATGAGGCGCTATGGCAGACCCTCTATTGGTTCGGGATTGGTATTCCCTATAGCTGAAGAGAGGATACTTGTAGATCCACAGCCATTACCCGAAGAATGGCCTAGAATCGCCGGAATAGACTTTGGTTGGGATCATCCTACGGCATGTGTCTGGGCGGCTTGGGACAGAGAAGAAGATATAGTTTATATTTATGACTGTTATAGGCAGTCTAAAGCCCCTCCATCTGTACATGCAGAGAATATACGGAGAAGGCCCGGTTTTATCCCTGTTGTATGGCCCCATGATGGTCATCGTAGGGATTCTATGGGAAATCCGGGGTTAGCAGAACAGTATCGTTCTTTAGGGGTCAATATGATGCCCTTCCACTTTGAAAACCCCCCTGCTTTAGGGGAGAAAAAGGGTGGTAATTCGGTGGAAACCGGGATAATGGAATTATTACAGCGTATGGAAGACGGGAAACTAAAAGTCTTTTCTACTCTGGGAGACTGGCAGGAAGAATTCAGAATGTATCACAGAAAAGAGGGAAAGATAGTGGCCATACGGGATGATTTAATGTCAGCTACCCGATATGCCCTCATGTCTACCCGATATGCAGTCTCTTCTAAAGACCCGACATGGACTAAGGAGATAGAGTACTCCAATTACGGTATAATCTGATGTCTTTATTGATGCAACAGCTACTCAGAGCGTTAATGGAAGAGGAGAAACCCAAGCAATTTGGGGACTTGATGTCTGTTGAAGCTCCCAGTATGATACCCTCCCACGAGGAAGGAGGAGGTTACAGCCCTTCTTATTACGGGGATGACAGAAAGTTATACAGAAACCCGACTGGCGTAGAGCGCCTTCTTCTTTATCCGGGTCAAGCCCTTGAGTCGATAAAAGATGTTATAACAAGGCCTTCTTCGTCCCCTAACCAGATTCCCTCAACTTCAAGCTGGATAACGGAGTTTTTGGGAAAGACTCCAGAGGCGGCTTGGAGTGTTTTAAACCCTCTCATAGACATGGGGGGTGAAGATGTTACCCAAGCATACTCCAAGACCTCTGGGGAGGATCAGGGAAGGAAACTAGACGCTATTACAAGCGGTGTTGCTTTGGCGTCGAGTTTAAAAGGAAAGGGTAAGGGAGGTCGTCCACCAACCCGAATCCTAGATGAATACTATATGAAGGGGAAAGGTAAAGACCCTCATGGAAGAGGCAAGGTTGGTATTCAGGATAATGACTACGAGCCTAGAATAACAGAAATAGAAAGGATGCTTTCTAAGCTGGAGCCGGAGAATCTCCCACAGTCTAGGTGGAAAGATAATCCCCAGATGACAGAGGATGCGAATAATGCTGTTGGGAAGTGGCGCAATATGCTTGAAGATCTCTATACGCGCGCATTGTCTAATTCTGAGCAAGTGTCTGCTGGAGTAAAGCCCAGAGACAGGTTGTTTACAGTCCCGGATGGTTTTGACCACGAGGGAAATCCCGCATTCAAACTACTGTCCGACCCGGAAAAGATAGACTCTGCTTTAGCTAAAACGTGGTTTGATATACAAAGAGATATGGGAAGGTATTTTGACTTTAATCCTGTCCCTGAAGTTTCTGATGATGTGGGATTATCTAGAGATGAGCTTGATCTTCTGCAATTGGATGAAGGAAAGCAAAGGGACTTACGCCTACTTAGAGGGGAAAGATCCGGCCATAGAAATGAAGTAGACGATCCTGTTTTTGGTAGAAATGTAGTTATGTATGATGATAAAGGTGTTGCCAGAATTATTCCGGGGACTTCTTCCGGGATGATAGAAAACGACACGAATGCTAACTTTCTAAACGCTATAGAGCCTCTAACACTTACTGACCAATTTGAAAGGGTAAATGCCGCTTGGGATAGATACGCTGGATATACGGCTCCCAAAATGGACAACAATCGTCCTCAGATTGCTAGTCCAGTAAATCGGCATAACATACCGTTTAGACTAACCCAAAAGTCAGAGGTGGAGGCTTATTTAAATAAAGCGGGTGATTTAGTTAGAACTTACCTTATAGATGGGTTAAAGAACGATCTAAGTGTAGGGGAAGGAGGCATATACTTTCATCCCGAAGAGATAATGGAGAGTTTTGTAGCTGTAAATAAGGACTTGGAAAAAGTTGGGGGGATGACTGATGCCCCCTTAACTAGGGCGGAAAAGTCTGTAGGGGATTTAGTTCCTTATGAGGTAGTACATTCATTACCGGCTCTTTCTAGGCAAATGGCTGGTGGTAGGGCCGGGCGTATAGGCACTATGATTGTAGATGAGATACTAGACAGAAGTAGAATCAATGGCGCTTTAGCCTCTCAAATGGAAGAGCTAGATGATTTAACTTCTCCGCTAACCCCAGAGGCAAAGGATGGTTATAAAAAATCTATGGAGACATCCGTTAGACAAGCTATAGTTGAAATGCTTATACCCCAGATGCAGTTTAATATGGGGCTGTCAAGAAACTATCTAATAGATGAGTTATTTTCTGACATTTTAAGTATAGAAGAAGATAGGTTCAGGGCTTTTAAACTAAGGCAGTGAGAAATATAAGATATGGCTAAAGAACGAGTAACAGAAGAAGAACTGGTCACACGCATAAGGGGTGAGGTCACAAGTTCTTTGGGCTACATGGGAGATACGATCTCCAAACAGCGCGAACAGGCCATGGACTATTACTATGCCATGCCGTTCGGCAATGAGGTAGAAGGTCGTTCCCAGTTCGTAGACTCCACAGTTTCGGATACCATAGAGTGGATTAAACCCTCTCTGATGAGGGTGTTTGCCTCTGGCGATGAGATGGTTAAGTTCAACCCTGTTGGCCCTGAAGACGTTCCTGCTGCTAAACAGGCCACAGATTATGTAAACTACATATTCATGCGGGATAATCCCGGATGGGAAATAATGTACTCTTGGTTTACCGATGCGCTATTAAGCAAAAACGGCATAGTCAAAGTCTGGTGGGATGAAACAGACAAATGGGACAGAGAGGAGTATAAGGGTCTTACAGAGATAGAGTTTGAGTCCTTGGTTTCCCGTACGGATGTAGAAGTTATAGAACATACCGTAGTAGAAGAAGATGGTGTAGAAGAGCAGATGACAGCGGAGATGCAAGAGCCTGTTGTCCTGCACGATGTTGTTATTACCCGTAATGCCGGAAAGGGCAAGGTTGTCATAGAGAATGTTCCCCCTTCTGAATTCCTGATCTCCAGAGAATCAAAGAATATACAGGATGCCCGTTTTGTGTGTCATCGTGTAAAGAAGACCTTATCTGAACTAAAGGAGATGTATCCGGACGAAGATGTTGATCCGGAAACCCTTGGTAGTGGAGGAGGTGATGACAGTATGATGGCCTTCTCTGCTGAACGCCTTGCTCGTTATCGTTATGATAATTCAGCAAGTAACTTCAGTGGGTGGGGTGATGAGGATATAGCTGACGAAGAAGGTCTGAGAACATACTGGCTACATGAGTGCTATCTGAAAACAGACTATGATGGTGATGGCATTACAGAGTTGAGAAAACTTTGTGTTGTGGGCGATAAGGTTCTTGAGAATGATGAAGTAGATTTTATTCCTTTTATCTCTTTAACCCCCATAAAGATTCCGCACAAGTTCTTTGGCCTGAGTATTGCTGATCTTATAATGGATCTTCAGCTCATTAAGAGTACTCTGATGCGAAACCTCATGGACAACATGTACAACCAGAACTTTGGTAGGTTTACAGTCTTAGAGGGTCAAGCAAACTTAGACGAC